ATTAAAGAATCTGATTGCAACTGGAGCAAATGCAGCTACCAAAGCGTAGACATATGTATATGGATCAGTATTTCCTGACATATATAGTGCAAGTGCTGCACCTAAAAATGAGCGACCATACGATTGCAACATTTCTTTTTGTGACTTTGTTAACTTGAGTACCATGTTAATTCTCCTGTCTATAGTACTTTGTAAAAGTATATCTTAAAAAATTAATATTGTCAAGACTAGATTAAAATAGCTGTCTTCCCATTATTGCTTTTACTTCTATTTCAGTTAAACCCAAAGCTATTAACTTTTGTTCTGCAGTTCTTAATGCATCATGATATTCTTTTCCATCTGTATCAACTGGTACAAAATACCATCCAACTACCCCTGGATTGGATCCAAAGTTATTTGACAACTCCCAAATATCATATCCATTAGAAGCTTCTTTTGAAACTTCATCAACTTTTCTAAAACTTATAGCCATTTTATTCTCCTATATCTTAATTATATAGTGTAATGCTATATAAGGTTGTAAATTTGATAATGAATCACTTGTATGTTGTGGGACAGTAGTTGTATGGGCATGGCTTCCACCAGCAATTGCTGAATGTGCATTATTATTATTATTTGTTATGCTAACACTGTGTGAATGATTTCCAGAATTAGTAGATATGTTTGTAGTAGTAATTGCATGATCATGGTCTCCACCAGCTGAAACCGCAAAGTTATCTGCATGAGCATGACCTATGTCTTGCAGTGTATTAGAAGTACTACCAGAAGCTACTTTTCTTCCTGCAGTATTATTTGCAGTTACAGACCCAGTTTGTGTATGACCATGATTTCCAGAATTTCCAGTATTGGTAATTTGATTTGTAGAGTGTCCGTGATCTCCAGCACCAGTTTCACTTATAGAATTTGCATGACTGTGAGAATTCATATTGTGACCGTGACCATCATGATTGCTTGAACCAATTGCACTACTTTCTGCAATTGTGTGTTGGTGAGCCATTGTTCCACCAGTTTCACCACGAGTATCAAATTCTACTTGAGAACCATCTATTCCAACTACAACTTTTCCCTTTAAATTTGGAACATTAAAATTTGCACCAGATCCTCCAAAGGTATAGCCAATTACATTAAATAATGTTGTATATGCAGCAGATCCGTAAGAGGTTCCATCACAAAGTAGCCATCCAGTTGGAGCAACTGAACCAGAGTGTATTGAAATCATTCCAGTTGGGGTATTAGTATTTATCTGTGTTTGAATTGAAGATGTTACCCCATCTAAATAACTAATTTCAGTTGAACTAACATTTCCAATAGATGTTGTTGAAGGCAAGGTTGCTGTCCCAGTAACATTTGGAGAACTAATTGATGGAGATGCAATATTTGGACTTGTCAAAGTTTTATTAGTTAAAGTTTGAACTGTTCCAGTTCCAACAACTAGATTACCTGCACCAATACCATGTACGTCTGAGATAGCACCAGTATGTCCATCAAAAGCAGCATCATTTGCAGAAATTCTTGTATCAAAATCTACAATAGTTGCATGAAGACTTACATCTCCAGTTGTATTTCCATCTGTAGAATCTCCATAGAAAAATAACTCAAGGGCATTTCTAATATCTGCAGCTTCTTCTAGTTCTGGCACATATGTATCAAAAGTTGTGTCATCAAAGCCTTTGCTAGAACTTATTTTTTCTGCCATATTAAGCACCTACTCCAGCAGTTATATAAAAGTTTACAGGAGTTGCAGAAGAAGATATAAAAGATACTGATCCAGAAGAGAACTCAGATCCTTTTAGTTCTGCAATAAATGTTTTAACAGAAGACACATCCGCAATTTCTTTATTAGAAACGGATACAAATGCTGGATTATCTAATTCTGCAGTTGCCTGGACTAAAATAGTATTGACGTTCAAACCTTCTGGAGCATTAGAATAAAAATCTGCTAAAGGAATGGATATCGATCCAGTTCCTGAAGTAAAGTTTACTAGCTTTTGAATGCTATGAGATATAGGTTGAAATTTTAAAATTGGTTGCCAAGAGCTACCACCAGGAACTGCATTAAGCTTATAGACTACTCCATAATTTCCGCCAAGAAGTCTATTGATGTAAAGATCATTTACTTTTGCATCCACAAGACTTGATGCATTCTGTGCAGGAGTTCCTACTCCAGAGTAGAACTGAGAACCTCTTTCTCCTTGTGGACCAATGTCAACACTTACAGATACTGAGGCAGGTGGTCCAACTACAACTAATTCATCATTAGATATAATAGTATCTATTGCCATATTATGTTACCGCCACATCTTGTGTAACATTTATTGTTCCAGTTAGTAATGTAAAGACTTTTCCAAAAGATGCAGCAGCTGAAGCTGTTGTGTTTTCAATCTGTACGTCATAAAAGTACGTTCCAGCAGTTAGCTGCCTACCACCATCTGGTTTAATCGTGCAAGAAATATGGTCTCCATCTTCAACTGTAGCCAGAGCATCGTTTGAATCAAGAGAAGAAATTACAGAAGCTGATGCAGAGCCTCTAGCTGTTGCTACTAAGAAAAGAGGAGTATATTCGGAAAGATCATCAAAAACTCCACCAGTAGAATTTTTAGGGTATACAAAAAACTCAAAAGTGTCACCAGCATAGTAGTTAAAATTATATGTACCTGGAAATGCCATAGTTAATCACCTTAAAATATTATACCACGTTGATAGATTATAGTTCTAACTCTAGCTGATCTCTAGCTGGAATATTAAACCTTGGATTTGGATCTTCCCATCCAAAACCACTAGATCTTTCATATCTTCTTAGAGCTAAAATACAGTCAATAACTCCAAGTCTGTACTGTTCTGACTGTCTATCTGGATCATCAATTCTATTTGCATATCTAAGGTCTAATAGATCATAAAGTGGTCTATAAACATTTCTAAAATTAAATAAAGAATTTATAAACATATTTGACACTGGTTCTGCCATTCCAGCTTTTTTAAGTTCTGCAACAGAAAGTTCTGCCATATACATCATTTCTGCTGCAACCATATTGTCAACACAGTATGTAAATATTGAATAAATAATTAATGCTCTAACTTGATCTTCTGTAAGACCATTTATTTCTTTACCTGCAATTAGTTCTTGAGCTTTTTCATAACTCATATCCTGCCAAAGCTCTTCTTTTTCATGAGACAAAACTTCATCTAAATACTTTTCAATATTTGTTTGATGAAACTTTTCGTGATCATGAATTTTATTTTCAGGATCCATTACATGGGTATGTCTATAGCTAAATTTTCCAATATGCTCGTGATTCTCTGCATCTGGATGAGTGTGATTATGTTCTGGCATTACTGTCATTTTTTAGTCCCATTCTTTCAGCACTCTAAAATTATCTTTATATCTATTCTTCATATATCTTTCAGCTTTTTTCCAAATTCTATTAAGTGAAGGATCGTACTTTTTAATTTTGTGTCCCCAAGAATCTCTCTTAAATGGAATAATTTGAATCATTGGAGTTCCTGCTGGAATAATTCCTTCAAAATCTTTTCTTAAAAAGAATGGAAAGTTTACTGCAATTGGATGATTGTCTGTATCAACAATTGCTGGTAAACATTGAAATGGTAAGTCGTCTCTTAAAACTGGTGACATAAAAATTGAAGAATATCCCTTTGGGGTTTGTATGATCCAGGGACTAATAAACTTATATCCTATTTGATGAAACTCTTTAGGAATATTAAAAGCATCATACTGTAATGGTCCGTGACTTTCAATACAAGTATAATCATTTATAGCCCAGGAGAAGCTTGCATCTCCATCTGAATTAATTGAAACATATAAATCTGCAGGGGTTTTAATTACATATCCAGCAGTAATTAAATCAAATACTGGCATACAAGCTTTTATAGTTGTATTATATGTTCCAGTATCTGTAAGTAATGTCTTTTCTCCACCAGTATATCTATTTTGTTTCTTATACCATTCTGGAATAATATCCTTAGCAGGAACTGGATTATCAAAAACATCTTGATATTCTTGCTTTACTGGATAAAAATTAACAACATTTTTCTTCATATATTTCTTTCTTTTAAGCTTTTATAAAGTATAACACATTTGCATAAGGAACGCCAAGTGCATTTGGTGACGAGTATGTAACAGATCCAGTATTTGCACTATTGGTAATATTTGCAGAATGTGTGTGAGAAACAGCAGTGTTGTATCCTGTATTATGATATAAAACACCACTATGGGTATGGTTGTTGCCATATCCATCACCAAGAGAGTTTGCATTTAAACTAACATTATGTGAATGATTTCCATTTAGTCCACCTCCAGCAGTTCCACCTGGTCCATTTTTATTAACATTTGGTCCAATAGTTCCTGAACTAGAAACTCCACCATGACCATGTGCGTTTTCTCCAGTTACGTTTCCAACATCGTTGTAAGAAAGGGTATGATCGTGTGAAGTATTTCCTGCATTTATTCCAAAGCTGTTAGTTGTGGCTGTTACTGTATGTGTATGAGATATAGAAGTAACTCTTGTTCCAACTGTGTTTACATTGTAAAAAGTATTTGAAGTGCCAACTATAGATAGTTTATCGCTTGTTAAATTAGGAACTTGAAAAGAAGCAGATCCACTTCCTCCATACAAAGTTCCAATAACACCAAACAAAGCTGTATATTGAGGACTTGCAGAAGCATTTAAAGTTCTTCCATCACACGGAATTAGTCCAAGTGTAACGTATGACGTATCACTATATTCTGAAAAAGATCCTCCAAGTGTGATTATTCCACCTGTTGGAATATATGCATAAGCTGAAGACGTATCTATACTATCTGATTTAAAATCTACCATAATTTTATCCTTATGTCTTTATAAGGAAATACACCTGCCTAATATCTGGATATTGTGTATTATTTATATTCATACTGTGTGTTACTGATGAAATATTTGTAGAATGATTGTGATTATGAGTTAAATTATAACTATGCCAGTTTGCGTAGTGTGCATGAGTGTCTCCTGCTCCACCAGATGTTCCAGACCAACCTGCTCCACCATGAGAATGTCCAGTTCCACCTCCTGGACCAGAAGCATATGGACCAGTTGGACCAGGTGCTCTTGTTCCAGAAGACCCCCCAGAGTTAGAAGAAGTATTTGTATTTCCACTTGAATTGTGAGCATGGTTATTTGTATCATTATTAGAAACTGATTGATGAGAGGCGTGTGTATATGGAGAGTTGTGACTATGATTGTAACCTCCAACAGAAGTGGCATTTACAGCTATTGTATGAGTATGACCAAAAGTATTTGGATAAGCTGGCTCACTAGATATAGTTGAAAATGGCATTCTTTCCTGTGGATTGTTTGTTAAATTATAAACAAGTGGAGGAAGCCTAAATGTAGAGCCAACAAGTGATCCATATGTGGTTCCTAAATGAGCATATAATTCTGGATAGTCTGCTGTATTAACATACCTTCCATCGCATAATAGCCACCCATCTTCAATAGTTGTATTAACTTTAATAATAATAGTTCCAACAGGGTAGTTTTGAATAAATCCATTTTTATCTAAAGCTGCATTTGATCCTAATTTTAAATTTGCCATATTAAAATCCTCATACCTTCATTATATAATTCATTATAATAAATGGAACTATAACTCTTTCTGTGTTACTAGTTGTTCCAGTTGGACTAGACAATATACTGTGATTAGTATTATGAGCATCTGTTCTATCTGAAGTTCTTAATCCAAATCCTGCGTGATTATGACCACCAACACCTGCAGCACCAAAGTTAACGCTACCCGATCCATTGTGTGAATGTGGTCTGCTTACAAATGCAATTGGACCTCCAGAGTTTGTGCTATTTGCAAGAAGATTGTTTGCTCCAGATCCAGATCCGAAAGACGTGCTAACAGAATGACCATGAGACGTTCCATTTCCACCATAAGAAACACCAGTATCAACACCGTCATGAGCATTAGTAGTTCCAGTAAAATTAAAACTATTTGTACTATAATCGTGTCCATGTTCTGAATTTATTGCAACACCAACATTAGCTGGGTTAGCATTTGGACTTTTAACAAATCTTCCTCTTAAGTCTGGGGTTCCACTTGTTCCATCACAAATTGCCCAACCAGTTGGTGCAGTAGTTCCAGCAAATGGAATTATATCTCCAGTTTTTGGAAGAGAATTTAGTCCAGATGTAGAAACTCCTGTACTTTTAAAATCTAAATTTTCTTTTAATTTTAAATTAGCCATTATACTGCTACCTCAATTAAAACTACTTTTGCTGTTGCATTTGTTGTTGCAGCATCTGTAATTGTAGCAAGAAGTTCTAAATTAGATCCAGATATTGCTGCAGATATTGTTAATGGAATTGCACCAGTAGTGGATTCAAGGATTGCATACTCTGTCATTTTTACAGTTGTTCCATCATGAATTAATAAAACTTTAGACGAGTAATAGTCTGTTCCCTGTGTAATTTGAATTAGTGCTTCTGCTGTTCTAGAGGTTGCAATTGCAAATGATTCAATAGCTGTTGCTGAATTTGTTGAAATAGAAGTAGTAGTTGTGGACAATCCACCACCACCACCAGACGGAGTAGCCCACTCGATTGCAGTTGCACCAGCATTTACAGTTAAAACTTGTCCAGCAGTTCCAAGGGTTGTTAATCCAGTTCCACCATAAGAGTAAGCTAAAGCGTTTGTAAGATTTAATGTTGGAATACTTACAGTTCCAGTAAATGTTGGTGAAGAAATAGCTGCATACGTTGTAGAAGCAGAAGACTGTGTTAAATAAGTTGAGGATGCAGAACTTGTTGTTAAATAGTTAGAGGCTGTTTCAACTGCCATAGTTCCAAGACCAAGATTTGTTCTTGTTGTAGACTGATCTGTTACTTCAAGTGCTCCTATTTTTAATGTGTCAAAAGTTGCACTTGTAAAATCAATAACATTGTTTGTTGGATCTAAAAGATTTGAAGCTAACTTCCATTTTCCAGAATCTGATGCATCTCTGATAAGTCCAGTATGATAATATGCTGACGAGCTATGATTTAATGCTGCAAATATACCAATATCTACAGAGTCATTTGGATTACTTTCAGCAAGATAAATTAAAGGATCTGTTACAACTAAATCAGTTACATTTACATATGTTAATGATCCACTAATAGATCCAGTAATATTAATATCTCCACCAATATATACATTATTGTTTACATATAAATCTTCCCCGATTCCAACGCCACCTGTGACAATTAATGCACCAGTTGATGTTGAAGATGCAGCAGTTGAATTTGTAATTGAAATAGCGTTTGAAGAAGTTGCACCCCTATCTGTAACAGTTTCAAGAGTATCTGACTCAGTTGTTAAATAGCTTCCAATAGGCTGATATGTAGAGGAAGCAGACGCTTGAGTCAAGTATGTAGAAGAAGCAGAAGACTCTGTTAAATACCCTGCAAAGCTAACATTTTGCCAAGATACACTTCCACTATTTGTTTGTAAGAATTTTCCATCATTTCCAGTTTGATCAGGGTAAGATGCTCCACCAGAAACTGTTTCATTTACCCACTTTGAAGTGCTTGTATCCCAAACAAGTGCTTGTCCATCTGTAGGAGTTCCAGTAATTACAACATTTGAAAGACTATCTATAGAATGATTATGACTTGTTAATGAATAACCTGCAGTAGCATGATTTCCCCAGCCATATGCTGTATTCCAAGCTGAAGTTGAAGCAGAAGTAATGCTAAAAGCATCTGAAGCAGTAAACACTGGATCTGATTCTGAAGTTATATAAGTATTTGAATCTACTGACCAAGATCCAGATCCGTTTGTTTTTAAGAATCCAGAAGATCCCGAAATTGCAGCAATTGCTGTTAAATCTGAATCTAATGGTTGGTATATTGTTGAAGCACTTGATTGTGTTAAATAGCTAGACAAGGTTGATGCTAATGCATCTATTGCTCTTTGATTTGTAAAATAAAGATTTGTTACACCTTCATCCAAATCATTTGTGTCATAATTTGTCATTCCTAAGAATGCAGTATTTTGTTGACTTGTATCAGGGAATTGTAAATATGTTTTTGTAAACTTATACATATTAAGACCTGAAACATCCCCTGGTCTTATATCAATACTTCCATCTGTATTAATATTTATTTCTGCAAAGGTAGTCATTAAGTCAATTTCTCCACTTAGTCCAGCAGATGCAGAAACATTTATTTGAAATTGATTATTATTAATTACTGATGGAGTTTCTACAGAATTAACTACTGTCAAATCTCCACCAAGTATTAAATCACCAGTTTTTGTTTGTACTGATGCAGATGTATTAATAAGACCTGCTTCAGCAGAGGTTTGATTAATCCATAAACCAGAAGATAGGTCATATGCCAATAATTCGTTATCTGTTAGGTTTCCGTTATTTTCAATAGAGACACCATGAAGTTCATTTAATTCATATCCATTTTGAATATTAACAAAGATTTCTCCAGAAGATGGATGAGCTTTTACTACATAACCAATAAATACAGAATGTGCTGGTTCTGCTGGAATAGTTGTAGTAAAATTGCCAGCAGTGGTAGATAACCAAATGGGAGCACCTTCTGTAAGACCATCAGTGTTTACTCCACGAAGAACACCAAATGTTGTTACAAATCCTTCTGCACCGTCTGTGATTGCTTCTGCAGTAACTCCAAAAGTTTTTGATGAAGTTGATTCAGTGTCTGCATCTGAAAGAGTAATTGTTGGTCTTTGTCCTTGAGCACCATTAATATAAACAACTTTACCTTTAGCAATAGTTGACCCAGTTGCATTTTTTACAAGGGCTACCTGCTCTTGTCCAAGACCTAGCTCAACATTTGCATTTAAAATTGTTTTAAGAATATTATCTCCACTGTCCCAAAATATTGTTCCAGCAGATGCTGAGGAAGTTTCAGGGGTGGTATCAAAAGTAATATAATCTGGATATGTAATAGAATCAACAGATATTAAAG